TATTTTTATGGTTGACGTAAAACCTGAAGATCTGAGTAATCTTTCTGATGCCCTAAAGAAACTCTACTTTGAAAGTACCTAAAGATGAAGCTAGGTGACATTATCTCTCATCCACTTTTGGGTAATTGTTTCGTGGAGGGCTTCGGAACCACCTTCGACGATATCGTACAGGTATTTGCCCTTCGTGATTACGAGGGAGAATTAGTTCTTAATAGCCAGGGCCAAGAAGTGGCTGATGGTATCTGTTTTGGTACAGATCCAACCCCTATCCAAAGCGTTTTGTTGCGGACCCTGGACCAAGGAGAACTCATCAGGGTCACAGTAAGAGACCTAAGAGGTAAAACTGAGTGAAAGACAAGACGGCAAAACTACTACCGGCTATACTTATTGTTGCTTTAAATATTGTCGATAGTGTTTTGACCAAGATAGGATTAGACAAAGGCCTAGAAGAATCAAATCCTATCATGTACTTCCTGTTCCAGACCAATGGAGCAGGGTGGCTGCTCAAGCTATTTGTGAACCTAGCATTTGTCTATTACATCGCCGCATGTGAAGTTTCTGAACGCTTCATTAGAGGAATGTGGTTTGTTGTAGGATTCTTCTTTGCTGCAGCTATCGTAAATCTCTCGATCATTGTGGCCCTCTGATGGATCAACCTAGGAACTCACCCACTAAAAAGATCTACACTGCACTCGTTGTTACACTTATCGAAGCAGGTTCATTTGAAGAAGCTGAGAACCAACTTGTTGCAGGGACGAAGAGTTTGTAGGGCTCGAAATGACTGAAGAGTGCGAAAAGCTGTCTGACGAAGACTAATTAGTTATTATTGCTTTAAAGGACTTATCGATTTAATGATCGACCTTAGATTAGGCGTTTAATGATAACCACAGGCGCAACAAAGCCCCCACAAGGGGGGCTTTGAGCTTAACTGAATTGTAATATACAATCAGAAATCTGCTGGAGTCTTACCAACAGTAGGTAGAGCACGGAACTTGGCAACGTCTGCAGCAGAGCTTAGCACGCGGGGAGCTACATCTGCGATGAAACCAGCGCGGACCAACATGGTGCGCATGTCTCCGTCTTCAATCCACTGCTTTACAACACCTTGTGAGCTGCCGTAGACAACAAACTGGTGGGGCTTGCCCTGTACCATGACTACTGGGCTCTTCAAAACATTTCGGGTATCGTTTTCCCAAGCGCCAATTGTGGTAAGTCTCTGAGCATCCTTGACATCATCTGATGCCAACTCTTCTCGAACGACCTTCCTAAGATCATCTAATGATGCCATATCGAATTCATCTCCTTGTGGGGTGTAGCCAGAACCAAGAGCCTGCTTGGCATAGGCAATTACTTTTTCAATATTCATGTTGTATGGGTCATAATGGTCATTGAAAGGCACGTGAATGTGTCCACAAACACCATCAAAGTTCTTCCAAACTTCCGGGGAGAACCTATAAGGGCTATTTTCTATAGCTACAGTACCCTGGAAAGAGAAAGGGGGATGATTATCTAGGTTGATTGGAATACCAGCTTTAACTACGTCGGCTATCCATTCCCCTACAAACTTCAACCATCCATCAGACCAGTTTGCTACGTCATTAGCGCGGCCCACTATCTCTACCTGGATAGCATGGCCACGATTGGTCTCGTAGCCGCTCCTGCCGCCTCTCAGGGCCGCTGCAGACCAATCTAGAGGGATGAACTGTACCTTGCGGTAATTACCCGGGTCAATACAGAAGTGGGGAGTAGAACAAGGATTGTTCTTGAACAAAGAAATAACCCCATCTATTGAACCAGGAGCTGACTCAGTAGTATGTAGTACAATTCTCCAAGGGTACCCATCGACATAGCTTCCTGGCCCCGTGCAGCCCGTAATAGGGATTTGTTCGTATCCTGAAACCCAAAGGGGCATAGTAACGCCTCCGTCATTTGCTAATATATATGATATATTGTATCATCTTCTATAGGTAGTAACCGAATTTGAAAGAGGTTCAATTCATTAATGAGTCGAAAGCTAAACTTAGACGAACCAATTATCATTGGACTACATGGTCCTGCCGGATCCGGTAAGACCAGCGTTGCAGATAGTTTTGTTCCTGGTGGTGTGGTTAACATTGTTAATCAAAAGATTGGCAACAAAGATGTACCAAGGTATGTCATAGACCACTACTGGTTTGCGATGCCGCTTTATGAGATGGTTTCCATCAAAAGAAACATCGAAGGACAACAGCGCAGAGATAGGCAACTATACGAAATTCACAGGGTACTCGTAGACCTGTTTAGTAATAGCCCACTTTATGGGGCGCCGCCCTATGATGAGCTAACTACTGTAGTTAACCAGATTCAAAGCATGTACTTACCAGATGGTAAGCCCAGAACATTCATGCAAGAGGTTGGAGATATGTGCCGCTTCTATGATGAAGATTGCTTCACTAAATGGATGATGAGACACATCAAGAATCAGGCAAACTATCAAATGCGCCCAACCGACGATTGGGATGCACCACAGTTTATTGCCTTTGCATCAGATATCAGATACAACAATGAGGCGGCGATGGTGGCTAACAGTCCCAATGGGCTAGTCATTGAGTTCACCGCTGATCAAGAAGTTCTTGACAAAAGAATTGAAAAGCGTGATGGATACGTGATGACTGAAGACCAAAAGAACCATAGGTCAGAAGCACTAGAAGTAGATCCAGAACTGATTGATATCACCATTGACACATCGACAATGACACTAGAAGATCAGTTCAACGCAACCAAGGATTTCATCTTCGAAACCTTCGATATACAACCATTCTAGGAGTGTAATGGCTACACCAAAAATTCCACACGACATATCTGATGATTCATCGCCCTTAGATACCATCGACAAGGTGTTAAGCAATATCTCTATCACAACTACACCAGTGGTTATCGTAGGGGTTAACAGGAAAGTTAACATCGGGAACTACGAGAACATTGACATCACAGTTTCTCTGGCCATGCCCGTCACCTGTGAAGAACAAGAAACCTTAAAGGCTGCGCTAGAAAGAATCGCAGACGAAGGTATCAAGTTCGCATCTAGTGAAACTTTCAAGCGCTATCAAGCAATTAAGAATCTAGCTAGTGGAGATTAAACTCCAAAGCTTGAATCACTATCACCAAACTGCGAATTAAATCTTCCTCCTTTATAGGGTTCAGAAGCCAATACTCTAATGGAGCCGGTATAACCCATAAAGTTACCGGCTTCATCTATTAGTGGAAACGAATGAGTATAAACCCTAAAGATCTTACGGTCTGTCTTCCTGATAATCCTGAACTCTTTGCCCCAATCGGTCCTCGAACTAAAGGCGCGGTTCGCAGAATCATCTACTTCGGCAAGGTCATCCGGATGAATATATTGACGCCAGTTACCAAGCAATGCTTCTTGATATGAGATACCAAACAATGTCAAATAGGAATCATTGACATACGTTATCTTCGCATTCTCTTCTATCTCAAAATATGCAGTATACAAGTTAGCTATGAGCGCACGAATTCTAGCTCGATCGCTTCTAACTTCACCGGCGAGTTCTTTTAGGAGGGCTCGCTTTTCTCTTTCGTCGTTTGAATACTTAAGCCTGAATTCGTCAAGTGCGTCTTTTGTTTTGTTAACAACATCCTTCATTGACCCGCCACCGTTGGGCTGAGTCTCTTGGACGATTGGCTTGAGCTTCTCATCGAGATGCTCTGTAATGGTTAGGTTGATCTTCTTATTGGCATAGCGTATGGTCCAACGCCATACTCCAATGAGAGTTCCTATAAGAACGATGATTGGCCAAAAATGACTTATCTCTTCCCCAAATTCCTCCAAGAAATCCGGGATAACACCAAGCAGTGAGTACATTAACCCTCCCTAGAAAAAGAGAGCTAGTCCACCGCTGGTGCTGGCTCTCCCAAAACTTCATACCACCAAGAGTACGCTTGAATTAGATCCTCATCGTCCTCATCACTAAACCGTACCCTAGATCTACTTGAAGCTGAATGCCAGGTATACTGTATCCCGTCAATAGAGCTATCTAGGTGTGATCTCCTATGACCTGCCTCAAGTCCGCAAGTTGCGCCACTTAGGGAATCTATCTCTCCACACATTGTTCTAGTTTTATCAGACATGTATATATAGTAACAAAAAATCCCCCCACTCAAGGGGGGATTTCTCATCCTTTGACACTAATTGTATTAGCATCTACATACTTGGTATTGTTCGATAAGGTATTGACAGAAACATTACCCAGTGTATTGAACTCAGGTGTTTTATTGACCCAGGTCCAATGATCAGTTAGAGGGGAGTTGTAAAATTTATCACTGACAACATTAGGAACACCTGGGAGAGTCTTTTTGGTTTCTCCGAATTTGGGTGTTGTATTATGTTTGTTGGGCTTTGTTTCTGTCTCCCTTAGAAAGGGCGGATCACCACCTGAACACGATCCAGAACGTCAAGGTACTCTTCGGGGATCTCTCGGGCGGCTAGCATAATAGCCTGCTCTTCTGAACTAGCAATGACACGACTAACATCGGCAATCAGCTTGGGCTTCTCGGCATTCTTGCCTTCGACACCGTGCAAGATGATTGCGTATTCAAATAACTTAGATGACATATTAACTCTCCGTATGGTGTACTACTTTACGGGATCCAATATATCACACACTAAGTTCCTCATCAAGAAGATCACGTAGTTTCTCAGAGATTCTTTTAAAGTGTTCTCGTACTGTATTTGGATGTTCTGTGATCTTACGGGCGATCTCTGAAGCGCGCATGTTATCTATATATCTCCACTTCAATAGCTGCCTCTCCTGAATGGTAAGCTCATCGAAGGGGAAGATAGCACTGTCGCCAGCGACCCAGAACTCATCAATCTCATCTGGCCCCAAAGTATCTTCTGGGCCAGGGTTTGGGGGAGCAGGAAAGCCAGGATAAAACTCTTCTTCTTCCTCGGCTCCACCTTCAGATTGTAGGGGAAAGGTTTTGCGACCGAGTTGGTCAATAAGGAAGATCTTTACATTACGCTGCAGTAGGTAATAGAAGTAACTGTACAAAAAGCCGCTAAAAGGTACCCAGCCACCGCGCTTAGATTCTTTGCGCTTATAGATTGAAACACAGTACAAGAAGGTCATCTGTACGGTCTGGCGAATATCTTCTTCGTCACCATACCTACGCGACATGCCCTGAATCCTAGCCATTGTTTCCGCTACGTACTTGCGGCCTGCGTCATTGAGTTTGTTCCTAAGTAGGTGATATCTAACGCCAGTGTCTTTGATGAACAGAGCAATGAACTTGCGCATGTCATAGTTGTTGACATCATAAACCCCATAGAACAACAAAGAAACATACTTAGAAAGGAACGGATCAAACTTCTCTAAAAGGATTGTTTGAGCTTTGTGGTCCCCCTCTTTGGCTCTCTGCAATAGATCCTGCATCTCTTCTTCGGGGATCGTATAATAATCTTTAACGCTCATCGTTACTCCCAGTACCTAAGCTTACCCTTAAACTCTTTTACCAAGTCATCGTAGTAAGCCATTATTGGTACTCCCATCTCTTGGAAGAACTTTGTAGCCTCTGACTTTTCGTTCTTGGTAATAGCAACTAGCCTTGCGAACTCTTCTGGGTAGTATTTCTTGAATCGTTTGATCTTGGTCCTATCTTGGGGGCGCAAGTACCCCTTGACCTCTACCCATTTGTAATCTCTACCCTGCTTTAAGCGAATGTCGGGGGTGTATCCCCTCGTACCTCGCTTGATAGATTCGAAATAGAAAATCTCGGGTTCGTACTCCCACTTCATGCGCTTATGCTTCATCCAGCACAGCACGTTGTTCTCCCAAGAGCTCCTTACAGATACCCCTAAGTGCTCTCTGAAACCTCTGTGGAAGTTACTATACTGAGTATTTCGTCTCATAATGATAACCCTCGTGTACTTTAATATAATTTAGTATAGCACACGACCAAGAAAAAGTTCAAAAAATACCCACACAATTTGACTCAACCTGTATAGAGGTGTTAAATTAACACCCATGGAAAACAACACAAACACCAACGAAAACCTAGTCAAGCCATTCGCCACCGCTCTCCGGGATCAGGTATTCTGTGATCTTGTTGATCTGGGATTCTCACCCAACGAGGCGTACGAGTCAGTGTTCCAGGGCAATATCCTGGAGCAGGCTGCTAGTTGGAACGATAGTATCTAGAACCAAAGTTACAAGTACCTGACGCAGCGTGATCACAAAAGGAGCACACCCTAGGCTCGTCAGTGTAAGGAAACCATCTTTGATCTTTGATCTTATTGATAGTTTCTAACAACCTAAACTCTACGGCTTCAAGGTCATCTCTAGTAAAGAGGTGGCCTTTTTGCCGTGCTGTGCGCAAATAGTATAGTTCGGCGTAGATCTGCTTATCAGGAAACAGCTTCTCAGCAACTAGGGCATAGATACCAAGCTGCAGGTCAAGGTGGACATTCTTCTTTGCCACCTCTCTCTTGCCGGTTTTATAGTCAGTAATATGTACCTTGTCCTCATAGACATCTACGCGATCCATGAAGCCACGAATAAGTGCAGGACCTACTACCAGTTCAAACGGCATTTCTTTAGAGTAAATTGGCCACTCTTCACCCTTATGGCGATCGACAAACTCTTCTAGAATCTGCCTGCCGACCTGCATGAACTCAGGGCCAACTATATTCTGTCTGTCTACCTTAGGCTTTTGAACTTCCAGCTCAACCAAGAAGGCGTCTAGGTCTCTTTCTTCTACGGGCGTATCAGGCTGTAGCTTCTCTTCCAGAACAGCGTGAACGATGTTACCTAAAAGAGCCGCCTCTCCGTAAAGGGGCGGCTCCTTGAGTATGTAGGAGAAGTAGTACTTCGCATTGCACATATCATAGGTGCTAATGCGAGAATAACTCATTGGTATTAGAGATAACTTTTCAATTTCTGATAACTCATCTAAGAACCTGATCATTTCTTCCCGGCCTCAATGACATAATTGATAAGTTCTGGATTATCCTGGATAAACTTAGTCCAGGGACCAGACAAAAACGATACAAGCTTTTCTTCCTTGGCACCTGAACCAAAGATAATCCTACCCCCATGCTGCCAGTAGATTGCATGCTGGGCTTCATGTACAATAACATCTGCAATGGCTTTCTCATCTGGGAGATCGGGACTTAGTACAATCGTATAAGATCCTGAATCATAAAACCCAAGGGAAGAAGTATCTTCGAACTGATGATACTTGACCCTAGCCTCCAGCGGTTCAGTCACTACCCTCACATCGGTAGGACCGACCCTAACCTTATCAGGGAGTATCAGTTTCTTCTGAGTCGGGGTCTTCCTCGCTGGTGTCTTCTGAGTTGTCATATTCAATTACTTCTCCTGTACCTAGATCCAGTACCCCATCTCGTACCGGAACATATCCAGTGTTACCCAATTCAATAAAGTCGTCTTCAGGATTCTTCATCATCTACCAACTCTCCATTAGCCCAAGCAGTCATGAGTTCATATAGGTCTACAAACTCCTGTCCCCTTAGATACATTCCTATAATGCCATTCTGAATCCAGATAGCATCTGGGTAAATTTCCAGCCTAGCGCTGCCGTTCTCCCATACTTCCTTTTCAACCATACTTCTGGCTCCGCGCCCAATCTGTAGTAGATGAACCATCATCAAACTGAATAGGATCCCAGTGCTCATCACCAAGCTTTTCTCGGGTATCTTTCAGGTATGACTCCCAGTCAGCTTCGTCCTGGCTCACTTTCTCGTGAGCGATGATAGAACTAAATGGATTCTTGGTGAACCTAACTTGAACAAGCCTACCCTCTTGTGTCTTCCACTGCAGGATCCCTTCCTTGCAGCGGCAGTAGTCATCAATGTCGGGATCGCGAATACCCTTGGCGTCAAATCTTCCACTACAACCATTGCATGCTGCGTAGCG